TCTTCAATCATTTCTTCAATTTCTTCTTTGGTATATCTTCTACCCAATGGAGTGTTTCCTAAATAAAGACCATCTCCAACCTTTAAACCATCAGGTAGAGTGGTGATTGGGGTGTCGCTTAAATCAAGATAACCTCCAACCTCTAATCCATCAGGTAGAGTGATGATTGGGGTGTTCATTAAATCAAGATAACCTCCAACCTTTAAACCATCAGGTAAAGATGTGATTTTGGTGTTCATTAAATAAAGACTACCTCCAACCTTTAAATCATCAGGTAGAGTGGTGATTTTGGTGTCGCTTAAATCAAGATAACTTCCAACCTTTAAACCATCAGGTAGAGTGGTGATTTTGGTGTTTCTTAAATAAAGATTACTTCCAACCTCTAATCCATCAGGTAGAGTGGTGATTGGGGTGTAACTTAAATAAAGATCACCTCCAACCTTTAAATCATCAGGAGTTAAAGTATCAGGAACATATATTAGTATTGTCTTAAAAGGTGTTTTGTTACCTTCTTTATCTTCCAAAAATCGGAATAAGTTGTAAATGTTTGTCATTATATTACTGATACATCATTTTTATCCATGAATTGATCTGATTCAAAATGGAATTGATATTTTTCACCTTTTCCATTATCAAAAATATAGAGAGGACCATCTTTAATATATTTTTCAAAATAAGATGCTCTACTGTCTGCTGTACACCATTCAGTTCCTGATCCTAACTCACATGATACACCTTTTAATTCAGTGGATCCTTTAGGTATTTTGTAAACAGTAAAACCATCTACCTCTCCTATTTTAAATTTAGAATATTTGTCAGATTTGGTTTCTCCTTTTGATTTTGAAGGAGAAGCTGCTATTTCATCAGCGATTTGAACTGATGTTTTGATGAAATCTGATATTGGATGTTGTTTCCCATAAGAATTAATGTCTGGAGAAGGATATTGGGATTTATTTTTGTCAAAGATTGAAAAATATTTTTTATATTTTGAAATATCTTCTACTTTAATTTCTTTATCTACAACTTTCTTAACTAACCACGTTGCATAAGCTCCTTTTTGAGTGACATCTTTAATAGAATCAAATATAGACTGTTCAATTTTACCTGTGTCTATAAATTGGGTTTGAAGTTGGTCAATAGATACCTCATTAATTAATTCTGTGAGTAATGTTTTTAACTTCATTATTTTATTGTTCTTGTTTAAATATAAATATCACTACTAATATTTCCACCTTTATCTTCAATCATTTCTTCAATTTCTTCTTTGGTATATCTTCTACCCAATGGAGTGTTTCTTAAATCAAGACTACCTTTAATCTTTAAATCATCAGGTAGAGTGGTGATTTTGATGCCGTTTAAATCAAGATAACCTCCAACCTCTAATCCATCAGGTAGAGAGGTGATTTTGGTGCCGCTTAAATCAAGACTACCTTTAATCTTTAAATCATCAGGTAGAGTGGTGATTTCGGTGTTTCTTAAACTAAGACCACCTCCAACCTTTAAACCATCAGGTAGAGTGGTGATTTTGGTGCCGTTTAAATCAAGATAACCTCCAATCTTTAAATCATCAGGTAGAGAGGTGATTTTGGTGCCGCTTAAATCAAGATAACTTCCAACTACTAAACCATCAGGTAGAGTGGTGATTTCGGTGTTTCTTAAACTAAGACCACCTCCAACCTTTAAATCATCGGGAGTTAGAGTATCAGGAGCATATATAAGTTTTACCTTTAAAGGTGTTTTGGTACCTTCCTGTTTCCCCAAAAATTTGAATAAGTTATAAATGTTTGTCATATTAATAAATATTAAAAAAATCACTAATCATCATAACTTATTTATATTTTAACTTATATATATGGTAGGGATTATTAAGAGTCCATTATCCGTCACAACTCACGCATTCAGCTGTTCTTGAACCTAAATCACCTTTAATTACAGAATCTGTGCGTAAGTAGTATAGTGTTTTAATGCCTAGTCTATGGGCTTCCATATGTACTTGATTCATCCATCTAGGTGAATCTGTTGGATCAAATGATAAATTCAAAGATTGAGTTTGATCAATATAACGTTGGCGAATAGCTGCTTGTCTGACTAACTCAAGTTGGTTGATTTCTGAGAATGTTAAGAATATTTCTTTTTCATCTTCAGTTAACACATCTGATGGTAAGTTTTGGACTGAACCATTATCTGCTAAGATTTGGTCCCAGATTTTTGATTTGTTTTGGCCTTTTTTCTCTAATAAATCCTCTAGAACTTTGTTTTTAATGATGAAAGTTCCTTTTGCTCCATTAAATGTATAAACATTGGCTGGGTGGGGTTCAATCCCTGCTGAACAAGAACCAATTCTAGAATTAGATACAGTAGGGGCAATAGCAAGTAGGTGAGTATTTCTCATACCTGTTCCCTTACACCAAAGTGGTTCACCATATTCTTGAGCTAATTTTCTTGAGGCTACTTCAGATTGGATTTTGATCTGACTGAAAATAGTATGAGTCCAAGCAGTAGAAGCAATTGAATTAAATGGTAAGTTTCTTTGTTGTAAGAAAGTATGCCACCCCATCACTCCTAACCCTAATGCTCTACCTTTTTTAGCGTGTCTATGAGAACGGATCATAGAATCTTTCCCATTTGTTTTAACAATGAATTCTTCCATTACTCCATCCAAAAAGTAAATAGCAGTCTCAACTACATCTGTATCCTTCCATTCACCATACTTGGCTAAATTCAAAGAAGAAAGACAACAAATAAATGAATGTTCCTCGTCTGTATGGAGTGTTATCTCTGTACAAATGTTAGTCATAGAAACATCCAAATTATTCATAGCATATGCTAAAGGATTGTCTTTGTTGACATTATCTTTAAACATAATATATGGTTCTCCTGTTTCAACTCTTGCTTTTAAAATCTCTAACCATAAAGACATAGACTCTTCATCTCTATCATTTAATTTTCTCATAAAAGCATCATCAACAACCACACATTGATGGAGGTTAAGACATTGTCTATTAGCATCTCCTTTAGGTCTTCTAATTTGCAAAAATTCTTTAATATCCAGGTGGTTGATATCTAGGTTTACAGAGGCTGCTCCTCTTCTTACTGAACCTTGGTTGGTTGCAATGATGGTTGAATCATAAATTTTAGCCCAAGGAACTACTCCTTCAGATTTACCATTACCACTAATAGTTTTACCTCTTCCTCTAACTCTAGATAAAGAAATACCAACCCCACCACCATAAGAAGTTAATCTCATTAGTTCAGCATTAGTTAATCCAATTCCTCTAATTGAGTCTGGGGTGTCAATACCAAAACAAGATATAGGTAATCCTCGGTCTGTCCCTGTATTTGATAAAACAGGAGAAGCTAAACCAATCCACCCATTCCAGATGTATTTAAAAAATTTATTAGCTAAATCAGGGCGATTAATTCTATCAGCTACGGCATTTGATACTCGTCTATATGCTTTTTTAGGAGTTTCTCCAGGAAGCAAATATCCTTTTGAGATTGTAGATAAAGCTACATCATCAAACCATTCAGGATAATCTTTTCCTTTTTCCCAGTGAGTTGTATTAGTTGTTATATTATTGTCCATAATTTTTATTTTTTTTATATTTTATTTCATATCCTACCCATTTACTAGGTCTTCCACCTTTTTTAGGTTTAGATATAACCCCATTATTCCTCCAGTTTTTAACGGTTTTCTCACTAAACCCATAATTCATTATTCCCTTTAGAGATTTAAAATATAATTCATCTCCTTGAGGAGTCAAAACTGTATATTCACCTTTTGAGTTCCCCCAATTTGCAGCTTTTTCCTCTTTTCTTTCTTTTCCCCAAAATGGATGGTTTTCTTTATGATTTCCAAATTTTTGGCTTCTTTCTTCAGGAGTCATTTTAGCTATAGTTTTAGCTCTGGTTTTTTTAGCTTTATTTCTACTTTCTTGGGGTAAGTTTCTTAAAGGAGTAAATTTTGAAAATTTATCTAAAACTTCTTGAGGATAGTATTTTCCTTCATAATTTAAATACCTTGTTTGTTTTCTTTTATTAATTATATTTTTAACTTTATTTTTATCTTGAAATATTTGAGTTACATAATCTCTCCCATGCTCTAATGATTTTTTTATAGCCAATTCCTGTTTTAAAATTCTTCCTTCTGTAGTTTGACCTTGCATCATTTTATATGCTATTTTATCTTCTATATTATTATACATTCTCCATAATATATAATGAGCAATAATATGTTGATTTAAAGTAACTTTTACTATATTAGAATCACTATTATCTCCACCTTGATATCTAGGGATTATATGATGTTTTTCATAGTATTCCTCTTTTAATAAAATTTGATTTTTACATTTTTCAATATGTTTTTTATATAATAAACCCCAATCCATAATATTATTTTATTATAAATATACAACATTCTGACTTTTTTACTTATAAGGTTAAAAAATTGAGCCTGGATCCCAGTTATGGACTCCTTTAGCATAGTTGGTGGATCTATTTGCGAAGAAATCAGTGTGTTGTTTACCAGCAGATAAAGCATCAAACCATTTCATTCTATCTATAGATGTTAAATCTATATCTTGAATTATAGGTTGATATCCTAAATCTCCTAATTTTGTATTTACTCTATGTTTAATGAAGTTTTGAAGATCATATTTACTGCATCCTTCCAAATCTCCTAACTCATATACTTTGTCAATAAAATCTAACTCAAGTTGGAGTGAAATCAAAGCTGCCTCATTTATGGCTGTTTGGAGCTCCTGATTCTTGAGCTCAGGGTTTTCCTTGATAAGTGTTTTAAATAACCAACATCCTGCCTCTGAGTGCATGCTTTCATCTCTAATACTCCATTCAACAATTTGACCTACACCTTTAAGTTTGTTTCTCATTTTGAAAGAAAGCAACACAGCAAATGAAGAAAATAAATTAACACCTTCAGTAAATGCTGAGAATATAGCTAATGATTTTGCAATTTCATGCCAATTGTTTTCAGAATCAAAACTATCTCTAACATTCATCAGATTTTCAATTTTGGCTAGAGTGGTTTCATCTTCTAGGAATTCAGAGAAATCATCCAAACCAAGCTCTTCATTTAATAATGAGTATGCTTCAGCGTGAATAGTTTCCATAGCCCCAAAAGTGGTCGCCATTGCTATAATTTCTGGTTTTCTAAACCATTTAGTTACTAATCCTGCCCAGTAGTCATTTACTACAGTTTCTGTTTGGGCGAAACCTTTTAAAATAGAACCAATTATATTTTTCTCTGTTTCATTTAGGTTTTGTTTCCAATCATTAATGTCAGACATCATGGGCACTTCTGTATGAATCCAGTGTGCTTGTTGTTGTTTGAGCCAGTAATCAAAAGCCTCCGGGTATTCGAAAGGCTTGTAGACAATGCGTTCCTGCTTTATATCTTTTTTCATTTTTAAAGTTAAAAGTTAAGAATTAGATAGTGCAAAAAACTTACTTGATAGTTGTTTTTTATCTATACTACCCATTTGTGAAAAATTAGTAGGTGTTATTGTATCATTATCTTCATCATCATCATTATAATCAGATAATTCAAAATGCCCAGTTGATATATCAACTTTAACTCCATAAGTCATACCATCAGTTCCATATCTATTTTTCATAATATGTAATCTTCCAGTACCATTTACTTTATCTTTTCGTTTTCTAGATAAGGACATTGCTAAATCTGTAATCATAATTTTATCATATGAACCTGCTGCTTTGTCTCCCTCAATAATATCATCTTTAGCTCCTGCTCTGTTTACTTGTGAAACAGACCATACAGGAATATTTAATTGACGAGCAAGACCTTTAGTGCTAATATAAATATCATCTATCTCCCCTTTACGATCTGCTGATTTTTTTCTTGTTGATAATAGATCAACATAATCTATAAGGATTAAATCTGGTTTAAAATCTAAATCAGTACATTTTTGTATATGAGATTCAATAGTTGAAATAGAAGCTCTCATAGGAGGATATTCTTTAATAATAAGATTACCTGGTAAATTAGTGATTCTTTGTTCTACTTTTTCTCTATGTTGAGTAATGTCACTCACATTAATTCCTGTAAAACAAGCATCATATCTTCTGCCTACATATTCTGAACCTAATTCTAAAGTATAATGAATAACATTAAATCCTTGTTCTACAGCAAACGCCCCTAAAGCAACCAATGACCAACTCTTCCCACCTCCAGGATTTCCAAAAACAAGACCAAAGTCACCTCCACCTAATCCACCTTGTGTTATATCATTTATGTCTTTCCATGGTGTTGGAATTGTTTTTCTATGATCTTCTCTATATCGATATTCAGTATCTTTATTATATTCATGACCAATATCTTTATCTTGCCCAGCTTTTAAAGCATTATCAACTAACCCCCTAATAGCATCATACTCACCAGCATTTAATAAATCTACTGAGTTTAGGAGAGCTTTCTTTAATTGTTGATTTTTACAAAAATTAGAAAACTCCTGTCCTATATATTCTAGATCATCTTCAGAGGCTATGTATGCTTCTTTTAATTGTTCTTTAATAGAAATTTGAAGTACTTCATTTTTAAGTTTTTTCAATTCTACTTTTAACACTTCCATTGATGGGGGACAATGGTACTTATCATAGTAAGTAAGTATCTGTTTAACAACCCAATTATGTGCTTGATTTTCAAAATCTTCTTCTGAAATTATATCATGTATGGTTTGAAGAAATTTTTTATCAGTTAATAAACAAGATATAGCTTTGATTTGAAAACCAGTACCATAACTTGAAAGAGTGTTTAAGGTCATAACTTTTATTTTATTTTATTTTAAATTTTCAAATGTATTTTTTAACCAAAATTCAACATTTCTAATAACTTTACCTACTCCATCTCGATTATATAGATCAATGAAATCTTTATTTCTCAACTCATTAGTAGGTTCTTTTATTTGTTCTTCTAAATATTCTTTATCACTGTCTTTTAACATTGGGTTATGTAAATTCATAATTTTATAATACTTTTGAATATTTGACTCATCCATAAGCATTCTAGAATAAACAATATTATCCTTATAATTATTTTCACATTTCTCTAAAATATCATCTAAAGATTGAGGTATCAAACTTAGTTCTGGGAATAGTTTAGGAATTTTTTTAGGGCCTAAACCTTTAACTCCTTTAATTTTATCTGAGGAATCACCAATTAAAGTTTTATATATGATAAAGTTTTCAGGCAACACACCAAATTTGTCAAACACAGTTTGAGGTGTATATAGTGCTTTTTCTATTGGTCTATAAACAGTAATATTATTATTAACCAATTGTAAAAAATCTTTATCACTTGAAGTAATTATTACTTTAGAATTATATTCTTTATCTAAAGTAGTAGCTAAATGAGCAATAATATCATCTGCTTCTGCTTTTTCTAATGAAATAGTTTTAATAGGTAAACATTGAAGATAATGAGTTAGTCTAACTAATTGATTAAATTTAGCTTCATCTTCATCATTTTTATCATCAAATACTTCCCAATTTACTCTAATTAAATCTCTACTTTCTTTATATTCTGATACTAAGTTTTTTCTATTGACTGTAGAACCAGGACCATCAAAAATAATATAAACACTTGTGGGTTTAAACTGATTAATTAGGAACCCTAGGGATCTGAGAAAACCACTCAGACCCCCTATATGTGTTCCTTCAGAATTAAGATAATTCAGAACCGCAAAGTTTCTAAAAAATAAATTCAATCCATCAATTAATAATACTCTGTCTGTTGGATTTTGAGCAGACGTTGGCTCATCCTCAACAATTGTATTGAGAATTTTCAAATATTCTTTTTTCGACATAATTAATCTGGTTCTTGTGTAAATTCTGAGATTGAATCAAGTGGGGCTTCTTCTTCAATAATAGTAAAATCACCTCCTCCTAATATTCTACTCCATTCTTCAGTATGATTTGCTTTGTAATCTTTAAGAGATTTATCAGTATCTAAAATGAAACCATGTGGTGTCATAATAATCCTTCCTCTTGTAGTTACACCATTTATATGGTTTTTATCAATTTGAAGATTAGTACGTTTAGCAAATTCTACCTGTTTTCCATCCTTGATTGCTTTAATCTTAGAAGTACCAGCATTAGAAATATTACCAAATGTTACAACAAACGTAGCATCAAACCACATAGCAAACCCTCCTTTATTCATTAATTTAGGTTTACTCATAGGAGTTTCAGCTTTAGCAGTCCATACCTTATTAACACATACTAAAGTATTAGTGTAAGAAGATGACTCTTTTCTAGATAGTGTAATCATTTGATTAACACCATTTCCAAATTGAGTTGACATTGCTCCTGCATTCCACTCATTGTTGTTTTTATTAGACTTTACAGACATTTCACAAGGTACTGAGCCAATTGAATCCCATAGGAATAAGAGATCATATGGTAGATTTCCTTTCTTCTGCTCATCTAGCAAATCTAAAATAAAGTGGGCTACATCTTCAATAGTGTGAAGTGTTTCTCTGTCAGCATATAAGAAGAAACCTTCATAATCTTCAACTTCTCCATTTTCATCTTTAATCTCATCTACTTCAAATCCCATTTGCATAGCATGCTCCCAATTCCACTTCATCTCAGTGATAATGAACACAGGAAGTACTTTTGCTTTTTGGGCTGAAACGGCAGTTTCAATTAAAGCAGTTGTTTTACCTGTGTCGGAATGTCCTCTAAGGAGCACTATGTGTCCTAGAGGAATTCCGGGTACAGATGTAATTTCTTGGAAAGCTGAAGATAGTGGAAGCCATTTTTGCTCTTTAAATTTAACATTACTTTTAAGACCTTTTTTATCTTTAAAGTTATTAAGATTAAAGTTTGACTTTAACTCAGCACTAACGGCTTCTGTAACTGATTTTTTTCTACCTCTAGCCATAGTTTATTAAAACGGTAGATCATCATTATCATCTCCTTCATTGAAGAGAGAGTCAAATTTATCAGTTTTACTTACTTTTTTAGCTACATTAAGAGCATAGTTATTTTTTGGCTCTTCTTGTGGCTTATCTTCATCAATGATAGAGCCTTCTTCATAAACAGGATCCTCATCATCATCTTCAGGGGTCAACCACTTTTCAAGAGCATCCTTCATTTCCTCAAATGACCAACGCTTAAATAGAGTTGATGGATCAGGTTGATCTTCCAACCAATTCTCAACTTGAGATGAGTCCTCAGAAAGTGGAGTAATTTTAGTACGTGGACGAAGTGATGATTTATTATATTGAGTACCTGTTACTTCAGGTCCTACAGTATCAACTGTAAAGTCACGACCTTCAACAATATCAGTAAAATCACCAATGTCATCATCATCAGCCATACCTAGAAACTCCATATACATTGACTTACCAAACTGCCAGAGACGAATGCCTTTGTCTTCTTCACCTCGAACAATCACAGGTAAAAATACTCGCATTTTAGGATCCAACTTTTTAGCCAAACGCCAATTCTCCTTATCATTTGACTGACGAAGTTGACGAGCAAACTCAGCAATTGGATCTTTCTCACCAAATGAAGTTGGAGAGATCATAACTTTGTTGGTAATTCCATAATGGAAAAACAACTCTTTAAATGGGTTAGCCTTATCAAACTTTGAAGGAACAACCCTAATTTGTGACTTACCTACAGGTGGTTTCCAAAAGATCTTATCATAGTCGATCTTCTTTCCCTTAGGTTTTTGTTGCATGTTTTGCAACTTGCTTTTAATTGCATTTAAATCCATAGACAAAAATTTATTAATTATTGATTTTCAATAAAGATAAGAATTCCAATCAAGAAGGCCAAATTAAAGTTCAAGAATCTTGAAAAGTCTTGTATTTAATTGCTTTAACTCATTTTGTCGGGTGAGAAGAATACAATTTCTATAATGCTGCCAATTAACTTTGTAAGAAGTATCTACTACTCCTCCATTAAGTTTTTTAATTAACTCATTTAAAGCATTTATTGTATATAGAGTATTTGACTCTTTTTTTCTATGTACTAGGATAGTATTTTCTGGGAATGTAGTTGAGGAAGGATCTAAGTTGTATGTGCAAACATAATCATTAGTACTTTTTACATGAAGAACGAAAATTTTGTTTATGGATAGAGTGTAGTCATTTTGAATATTATCCAACACCTCCTCCAACTCCCCCATAGGGGTAAACGTACAAAACAATTTATTAGTCAAGTCCTCGAAATTTAATGTATAGTCATACATATTACAAGGGTTTGAGAGAATCATAGCTTCTTCCATAACTTACTTTTACTTGTAAATTCTCACTTTCAAATATACTTTGAATTTCTTTTAGTAAGAACTTCTCACTTTTACTTACATCAAACAAAAATGAATCATATACATAATGCGTAATTTCTGTTTTTGTTGATTTTAATAACTTAATAATTTTTATTAGTATACAAACATTATTTGCAGTCTCAAAGTTCTGTAGTATGTAGTTAAAAAGTTTTTGTGGATTCATGTTATCTAAATCCTTTCTATAGTACTTGTACTTTGAAATTGGGCATTCTACCCAGCCTTGATACTGAAAGGTATCCCATAAACGATCTTGATAAGCTTCAATCTTCTTGAAGAACTCTAGATTTTTATACTCTTCAAATACTCCTCCATATAGTTGTTTGAAAGTTAATTCCTTTGCTTTCTTATAATCAACGTTGTATAGTTTTGAAAAATGCGAGTGAATGTCAATTCCACCAAAGTCATATCCTACCAATTTAGCTGCTAATACAACATGATATGCACTTATATCAAACTCTACTAACACATCATTTCGCGGTGTAATTTCTTTTTTTACATCACTGTCTTTAGGTAGAGCCATAAAATTTACACCATTAAAAGTATTGGAGTGTCTGGTGGAAAGTGTGTTTAGATTAAATTTAGTATGATATTTTCCTAAACCTGCTTACTCTATCCAATAAAATACTTTAGTGTAGTAGTCATTGTAGAATTGATTTACCTTTTTTCTAAATAAATGTCTTACTTGCTCATACTTAAAGTCTGCTTGCTCATACAATTTAGTTAGAGGTACGATGTTATTGTCTTGATGTGAGTAGAGAGGTAAAGAAGTATCTTCTAAAGTAATTCTTTCTATAAATCTAACATCAATAACCTTTTTATGGTTGAAGTAATATAAGAAGTCTTTTTTATCTACTGTATAGAGTACATCAAATGTATTGAGAATG